CGGTCCCAATAGTTTACCGTCATTTCCACTTCGATTTCCTGTACATCGGCGCTTTCGCGATCGACTTCAGCAGTCGTGATGCTAGTGAACTGACATTCGTACATAATGTACTGGCCACCTGTCGGAGCCGACCCGTCACCGATACAGTCCTTGGGGGTAACCGTAACAGTGATAGGGTTGCAGTTGTACTTGAGCCAGAACTGCTCAAGTTGCTTAAAGATCGACGGATCGTAAGGTGCGGTCAGCGTGACGTTGTCAGCTGTCCGAGGTCCCACAACGTGGTAGATTCGGTTCCCAGTACCGTTAGCGTAGGTGCTGCTATCAGATGTATCCTTGACTCCGCTGAACTTTGTAAAGACAGCAGTGAGTGTTGGGCCGCCGATTGCGGTGAAGCTCACTTCGTATTGAGCCTTTGTGATTGGTCTTAAAATAGCCATGGTAACACCTCCCTAGTTATTCTGAAAAATCAGACCGAGAGGATGTCTGTGACCATCGCGCCAGAACCGATAAGACCAGTAGCACCCAGACCAACGAGGTTGACCACACGCTCAACGGTAATTTCAGCGCGGACCACACGACGCTCACGGATGTAATACTCAGGACGAACGGCAGGAGTGCCGGTCAGCTGATATGTGTAAGCGAATGCCGGAGTAGCAGCGTTAGCGCCACCAGCAGGCATCACGGAATCCGAAGGACCATTCGGGCTGTAGAACAGCAGAATGCCATTCTCAGGGAACACGGGCATCAGCTGGCCATCGGTGGACAGATAACGACCTTCGGCCACGCGCAGACCGCGCTCAAGACCGAAATAACGAGCAAGCACGTCAGTGTCAATTGAATCGGCACTCGTGTACTTGATACGCTCAAGAATCGCCTGGTTGGTCAGCAGCTGGTCGAACACAGCGGTACCAACAACCATCGAGTTCGGACGAATACCGATTTGGTTGGCAACCGAACGCTTCAGGGTCAGCACGTCCTCGATAGGATTCGAGGTCAGCGAGGACCAGGGAGCAGGGCCAGCTGCACTACCATAGGAATCTTCGAAAGTACCCCAGTTCAGGAAGCCCAGGCCACTTTGGGAACCTGTAGAGGCAGTAAAACCACCTTCGTAAGGGTTGTATCCGACACCAGGAGTGGAGAAATCGCCAGTTACGGTAATAGCCTGCGAGACTGTGTACTCGTAGGCATTCATCAGGCGGGACATGGCGTTGCGGGTTTCAATCGCACGCAGGTCAACCTGAGCGGGGCCTTCCCCAGCGTTCTCGATAACTTCTTCCGGCAGTTCCCAAGCCACGACTTCTTGCTCGAGAGCATAAGGCTCCGAGTCATAGCGGCTCTGAACGTAAGGAATGTTGGTGCCATAAGCACGACGGAAGTCGTTAATGGCGAATTGCTCTTTGCCGAAACGCAGAATGCGGCCAGCACGGGTAGGGGTGTCGACGACGGGAGCGATAAAGTTCGCAATGTTGGTCGCCGGCAGCATGAAACCTTGGGCAAGTGTTGTCAGAATAGGATCAACACCTGCGTAGGTTTGTTGCAGGTTCATCATGGGAGGGGGTCTCCGTAATCTTTGACTTCAAATGTGTGCACACAGGGCTGGGACTTACATCGCGCAAGCGATTGCCCAGCCAAATGTAATAAACCAGATTATAAATCAGGCAAACGAGACCAGCACCAGCTTGCGGCCACCGATGTTGATGGCTTCACGAACTTGGGGCTGAGTGCCGTCCAGGGTCACGGCAGTACCGGGAAGGTCAACGGCTTGACCAGCCTCGTTTACAATCAGTTGGCTGTTGATGTTGATCGGGCCAGCAGCGGGATCAACTTCAACCAGCAGCAGGCCGCTGGTAGCAACGGTCAGCTGACGAGCGGTGTAGGGCTGAGCCAGGGCGGTAGGCATGTAGGCCTGGTTCACACCGACGATGGAGCCAGTCCAAGCGGCAGGGGCCAGGGCGTCGGGGGCAGCGGCGATGTTGGGGCCAGCGGAAGTCACATAGGTGACAACACGCAGTTCGCCCACTTCAACAACACCAACGGTTGTGCTAGCGGCAACAGCAAGAGGAGAGAGGGCTTCTGCGTCAACAGCTGCCTCCCAAGTTTCTGCGTAACGGATATACTGCTTTCCGTACACGGGTGCGGCATTAGTGGCCATAATTTTTTCCTTGTATAAGGGACTTCAAAGTTTGAATTTGTTTGCTCTAGGATTGGTTTTGAACCTAGTCGGAGTTTCCTGATTTTACCCGTTCATCGGTATTCAACTCGACAACGACACCGATCATAGCACCGACACCCTTTCCCGGGCATTGGAAGTTCGCCGATTGGTTGCCAACCTGACTCACCGTATGATTTGCAATCAGGGCAGACTCGTTTATCGTGTCGGTCCATTCTACGCATTTCTTTGTATCCGAGTTTTTGTGCTAGAATGTAAGCACCCAAAGCAACGAATGAAAACGTAGAAGTGGCAATGTATCGTGAGACACGACCTGCCAGGGCACCCCATGTTTGCCCTTGTGCTCGTCCCTGACTCGCTTCGAGTTCACCGTCCTCTTCGGGACTGATTCCATCGAGTTCGTCAGCATCGAGGTCAATAGCACCGGGAATCACGTCTCCGAAACCGTCCGCAAAATCTTGCGTTTGATCGCCGAGTCGAAGAGTCCCGTTATCGAGATATGTTTTGGTCTCTGCCAAAAATTGCGTGAGAGGTGGAAGCATGTCGCCAACAATAATTGGCCACGTTTGCTCCAGACTCTCGTTAACTTTTTCGTTTTTGACGCCAATAATGACCGAAGCCAAGGCAGAAACAAGAGTTTTGTCGGTGAGACTTCTCTCGTATTCTTCCCATCGCATGAGTTTGTCACGTAACCCTTTGACAAGAGCTATTGACTCCTCCTTCATTCTCTCTTCGAGTGCTGATTGCGAAGGGTATTTTTTGGCTAGAGTTTTGGCCTGCTCAAAGTAATCGGATCTCCTCTTCGTGACCATGGAGACCATTGAGAGGAGATCCATACCTTGACCCTCAGGAGAACATTGCCTTCTTCAGTGCCTCAACATAGTCGAGACCACCGTCGGATTCGGCAACCATCTTCAGCGCACGCTGATGAGGATCCAGGTCCTCTTCGGCGTACTGGAACGAACCACCAGCAACCTCACCGAAGGAGACCATCGGAGGCAGATTGCTCAGCAGGTTGAGCAGTTTGGTCGCAGCAGTCTCGCCTTCGGAGAACTCAAGAGTTCCGAACTCAAGACCTTCGCAGTAGGACTGCAGTTCATCCTGAGGCATAACACCATCGGTCAGGCGACCCTCTTCGTAAAGAGCTTCCACGAAGTTGGAGATTTTGCTCTTGCGATGCGAGATCTCTTTCTCCATGTACATTTTTTGGAGCTCGGCATGCTCAGCCTTGAGCTTCTTGAGCTCCTCGTACATTTGCTGAGGGAAGCCAACTGCACGAGCCTGACCCATGGAGCCCATGCCGTAGTTCATTCCGCAGTGATCGGCGGACAGTTCGTTGTAGTCCTCTTCACCTTCGTCAACACCCGAGTCACCTTCGCCTTCGTCGTAAGTCGAACCGAAGCCGGTCTTGGTGTACGGGTCTTTCTTCTCGCCATGCTCTTCAGCGAACACGCCACCCGACTTCTTGCTGACTTGAGCAGGGTCGGTCAGAGAGTCTTGAGCACCAGGAGTCAGTTGCTTCGCCTTGGACTTCTTGCCGACCACGCCACCCTCAGCGAAGGCACCGTCGGGACCAACGGTTTGGTCAGCTTCATCTACCTTGTCAAAAGCACCAGGAGTCAGCTGCTTTGCGGTGGACTTTTTCTCGCCACGCTCAGCAAAGGCACCGTCGGGACCGACCACTTCAGCCGGGTCGTCAACGGTGTCCATGCCGCCAGGAGTCAGCTGCTTGGCTTTCGACGGCTTGCCAGCACCCTCACCATGGGCAGTCACGCCCAGCTCAGAGGTCTCTTCGTCGGCTTCGGGCTCACCGAAGTTGGGGATGGCGCCACCCTTAACTGCCTTGCGACCCTGGCTGGAAGTTTGACGAAGAACACGCATGTTCTTGTCGCTCATGACGTTGGTTGTTTGCACAGCAAACACTTCGTCATCGGGCATTTCTTCCGACTCGGTCGGCATCTTGGTTTCGGTTTCGTCACGACCATAGGGGTCGCTGCCGTCCGAAGTCTTGGGCGAGTTCACACCGTAGTCACCAGCACCAGCATCATACTGGTCCATGTTGGTCACTTGGTCGTAGCCGTCTTCCTGACCGGCCCAACGGCTTTCACCGTCGGCGTCAGCTTTGGACGACTTGGCGGTCTTCATTCGCTGGGGACCTTCAAACTCAGCGTCCTCCTTGGCAGTGTGCATACGGTCAGCATCTTGTTCACCAGACTTTGCAGTCTTCATGCGCATGGTGTTGCCGTCTGCACCCTGCTTACCGACTTTCATCCGATCAGCATAACCGTTGTCAGACGAACGTGCGGTCTCATAACGACCGAATTCGTCGCCCTCGGCGTAATCGTCTTCGTCGTCGTCTTCACCGTGCTCAGCAGAGTCTTTAGCTTTGGCTTTGGCCTTCATCTTTTCTGCATTTTTCTTAAAGGCAGCGGGCATTTCGCCGTGCTCTTCTGCCATTTTCTTCTTGATGAAGTCAGGCATCTCTCCATGCTCGTCGGCGAGATCTTTGTCCTTCATTTTCATGATCTCTTTGGTCTCATGGGCTTCGCCCTTGTGACCTTCTTTTTTCTGACGCTTTGCTTCGAAGCCACGGTCGGCAGCTTCTTTGCGCTCAGCAGTCGATTCTTTGTGAGCTTCCTCGTAGACGTTTTCTACGACTTGCATGACTTGGCCGTGGGCACCTTTGGCGTGCTTCCGGCTGATGTTCTGTTGGTCCATAAATTCCTCTTCCGGAAATTGATCTTCAAGGTCAGCCGTTTGCTGAGCAATTTCAGTGCCTTCACGACCCGTGTGTTTGTTGGTTTCTTTGAACTGTGGCGCGTCTGGGTTCGCCATTTGCGCCGCGTCAGGTTGTTCGATTGACGAGGCATCTGCATCTGCGGACTTTTCAGTGGATTGAGACTGTTGATTTTCTTGCAGATCTTTGACTGCGCTGGAGACGTCCAGACGAACAGCGTCGAGTTTCTCTCGCAGCATCTCAAGGGGACTCTTCTCCACGATGAGAGTGGGTCCGAGTTTCTCGTCAAAGATGTCCGAGGGAGACAGAGACACAGCAAAGTCGTAGACTCCTTCCTCTTCGGAGAAAGAGAAAGGTTCCAGACCCTTGACCGCAGGGGGGGATGCCCCCAACAAGGCAAGGTGTCGGGCACTCCACTTCCCTTTGTGAGGGTTGATCGCAGACTCAGGGGAGTAGAACGAAATAGACACTTTGCGATAGTGCCCATTCTTGACTAAGTCTTTTGCAGCATCGGTAAACTCTACGTCAGCGTAAAGATTCCCCCCTTGCTTGCTGAACCCTTTGATCCACCCGTAAGAAGGAAGACTGTCGTTGTCGCCAGCATGACCTATGACCAAAGGTGCTTCGTGGATGTCGGGATCATACGTGTCGACAACCTGCTGAAGGTCCTTATCAGAGAAGTTCCTCTGAACACCCTGGGCGGAGGTTTGATCTCCGGATTTGAAAACGTGTATTTTTTTGGTGAACACAGTTCTATTCGTGACCCATTAGCGTAATTTTACCCTACTTTTGATCGATCTCAACTGCTTCGTCCTCAGTTATCTTTTCGTTCTTTCCAAACGGTTTCTTCCCTGAGGTTTCTTCCTCACTGCCTTCCTCCTCCGGAATTTCGTAGTCATCGCCGAAGATTTCCCTCAACAAATCCTCATCCGAGAGTTCTTGTTCCTCTGCAGGTTCCTCAACTGGTGCCTGGTCAGGTGGAGTGGTTGCCGTTGCTTCGGTGTCTTTCTGTTGCAGTTCCACACGGAAGTGGCGTTCAATCCATTCTTTGCGCGGAGTGTACCCGGACTGGATCAGCAGAGCAACGTCGGGCATCGTGAGAGGTGACTCTTCGATGCGGAACTCTCGTGTCAGGTACGGAGCAGCAACATCCGTTCCGAAGTTCAGGTCAACAATCCAACGAACGAGAGTTTGAGTGAGGGTCTTTGAAAGCATCTCTGAGAGTTCGCTCGCTCTCACCACTCTCACTGTGTTTGCAACTTGAGAAGAAGCACGTGAACCTGCTTCCGCCATGCCTGCTTCGTTCTCTCCGCACAGAACCAAAGCGATCTCCTTGTCAATGTAGTCAATCAGATTCTTGAAAACCTCCGGAGATCCAGAAGGATTAAGAAACTCAAGTTCGTACCCCTCGGGCAGAATCA